CACCACGTCGGTAAGCGGCTGCAGTGCGTTTAATCTCTGCAGCCTGCTTCGACGGATTACGCGCCCCGCGAACATACTTGGACGGAAGTCCTGTCTTTTTGTCCTTGGGAACGCGCTTGAACTTGCGACGAGGCATTTAGTACATACGCCCCATACGACCAGTCCGACGCATTGCCGGCTTTTTCTTTTTCTTTGCCGACGCCTTGGTGGGCTTCTTTTTCTTCATCATCATTTTTTTCATCGTATGACCTGGCATGGAAACCTCCTATTTGCCGACCTTACGCATCGCCGCTCGATGCGCTTCCTTAAATGTCTTGCCAGCACGCATTGACTTACGCATTTCTGACATATGCTTTGCGGTGTGATGCACCTTGTGCCGCTTAAGTGCCGCCTCCTGGCGTGCTGTTAGCTTTTTCATCTTCATCAGCAGTCCCACTTTCTCAGCGCCTTGTTGATCCGGCTGTTAGGATCACGCGCCGTCTTTTTACTGGTCAGCTTCTTTTTCATGCCCAGCATCCTCGCGCAGAAAGACTTGCGACGAGCTGCAGCTTTGGGACTGCGCTTCGCCTGCTTTCTTGAAACGGGTGCCTTGAGGTTCATGCCCTGGCGGCGTGCAGATGCCCTGCCCTTGCGGTTCAGGCCACCAGATGGAGACTTGCCAGCCGACCGCTGCCAAGTGGGCGTCCTAGCCATCTGCGACGGCTCTGATACGGTCGCTGATGCGATAGGCGCGGTGCGGTGTTTGCTCTTTGGCCCAGCGGCTGTCGAGGATTTCGTCGGCTAAAGCCGACCAGTTGCCTTCGTTGGCGTAAGCAATTGATCGTTTGAATTTGCTTAAAGACGGGCGTCCTAATTGAAAGGCCATATTTGCCAGGCACAACTTTATTTCTTCCGGCATGTTGTCAAAATCTTTAAAGATCATACGGCAGTCGTCAATCGTCACCGCAATGTCACTTTCAAACGCTTCGTCGATTCGGTCGTCGCTGACCTCTGTGCCGACTGGCAACGGCCACTCAGGATCATCAAGAGTCACGAGATGGCCCACGCCCATAGTTTTGTGCCCGAGTGAGCATAAATACAAAGAGTTTACGCGCCCCTCGTCGCTGGCAATTTGTTCGCGTAGCAACTCAATATTCATGCGCGCCTCGTCTTTTTCTTTTTTTTCTTCTTGTTGAGAGCTGTGAAGTCAGCGCGAGTGATCTTGTTACGCGGCTTGGCAGCGGCAGCCAGGCGCTTCTGCTTTGGGGAATACTTGGAAAACGGCATTACTTGGCAATCCCTTTTGTTTTTTCAAAGGTACGCAGAGTGCCTAGGCCCAACATGCCCATCAGGACTGTCAGCAAAGACGACATATCGAAGGTCGGTAACTCAGGAATAGTCACGCCGATGTAGGCGCATACAAACATCGTTAGGGGCGCTAAAACGAAATGCCATGCCAAGGCAATGCCGCACGTCCAGCCCACAAAAGGACGCCAGCCAGCTACAAAGATGCTGCGGTGCTGTGCCTCTGCTTTATTGATTTCAAGCTGCCCTTTAGCCAGCTCCTGAGCGTGGTTCTGTGCCATCGTGGCGACTTCATGTGCCAGCCGCGCCTTCTGGTCTTTGTCCTCGATGAACTTGTCCAGCAGGCCAGTTACCGGCCCAATCAATGCTTGGATCACTTTTTATCTCCCATTTGAGTGAACCCCATGTACGCGCCCACAACGCCGCTCAGCGAGATGTACAGCAACGGGCTGACCTCGCTCAGTAGCTTAATGCGGCTGTCGGGTATGAACGGCATAAACAACAAAATCGTGTAGACGCCCATGCCAATGAGCGCGAACCTGGCAAGCCGGAGCTGCGCTAGGTGCTTGCGGCTCTTGTCTTCTGTCTCTCGGATCTCGCGTGCGCGTTCTATCTCTGCGTCAGAGACAATCCCATCATTGTCGAGGTCATAACGCTCAAACTCGCTAGACCTCTCCAGCTTTTTCTGGGCCACTAGGGTGCGCTGCTTCCCATAAGCATTTCTGCCAATAATTGGTTGGGGTCTTGAGCTGATAAAGCCGGCACCGCAGCCCTTGTGCCACGGCCCAAAGTGCTGACAGCGCCCCGCGCAAGAGGGACGCCAGGCTGGGTGTATGCGCCTGGGATCAGAGTCGTTGCTGCAAGGGTGGTTGGCTCCAGCGTCTGCAGCCCCATGCCACCCGCGCCACCAGTCACAATTTGGCGTGCAACTTGACGCTGTGACGTGCCACTGTCAGGCACGACGCCGCCAATGACATCTTGAGCATCTTGCGCCAGCCGCTGCATACGAGCCTCGCCTGCACTAAACTTTGACTGTCGTTTTGTATTGTCGCCCTTGGCCGCAGATTGCAACAGATCACCAGGCGTGAAGCCTTCAACTGTCTTGCGTCGCAGTTCTGCGTTTCTGACGATTTCAAACTGACCATAAGCCTGGTCGATTTGGTTAAGACGCGGTGCAAGTTTTGGGTTTTCACGGCTGATCGCGGCGTTCAATACGCTACGCAAATCCTCTAACGCATCAGCTTTTCGCAACGCCTCTTCTGATCCATCGCGATTCAGACGACTGATGAATCTACGCAAACTCGACTGAGCAAGTTTGAGGCTTTTGCCCGAAAGCTCACCCTCTGGGTTGATGCGATTGATGATGTCCTTGAAAGCACGATTGTCTACATATGCCTTCACGTCTGGGTCTACGCCTTTGGTCACCGTTATTAATTCATCAAGCAAACCAGAGGTGTCTTTGACAGTCATCTTGCCAAGGGTGCGGTTGTAATTGGCGGTCAAGGCGCGTTGGCCAAAACCTATGAGAGATTTACCCTCTAAACCTTTAGGTATCTTGATGCCTAGGGGCGCTAAAGCCTCAGTCACAGCAGCTCGATTGAATCCAACTTGTGCGCGATCTAAAGCGCCTCGCACTGCATCACCGACGATGAACACATTATCTGCAACGCCTTCCTCAAGCCGCTTCAGTCCGCGCCCTATCACACCGCTCTCTCCGACCGCTTGGCCTGGCGTCAGCGGGATACCCTTTGCTAACAGGTCTTTTGCTTTTGACGTCACACGAGGGGCAACTTTGTCCACGACCGGCCCAGCAACGCCGCTGATAATCGCGCTCGTGGCCGCGTCGTCAAGTCGCTCAATCGGATTGCCTTCCGCTGCGCCAAAGCCATAAATCCCGCCCTGCGCCGCTGATGTTGTGCCAACTTGGGCAGCGCGTTGCCCACCAGAGCCAAGCCCCGCAGCACGAGCAAGCTGCGTAACTCTGCCGGCTGTAGCGGTTTGCCCAACGCCGGGAATAAAATTAGCTGCAACTGTTGGCAGTATTGCCGCTGCGATCTCCGTGCCAAAAGCTGCGCCTGGGTTGCGCTTTCTGAAATCGTCAATTTTGCCGCGCACTTCCTTTACTGTTTCTGCGTAAGTTTTGTTGCTGTCCAGCGCAGCCCGAACCACCGCCTCTATCTCATCAGCGAAACCGAACGTAACTCCTTGTGCGCCGGCACGGCTGAAATCGGCCACGACATCACCAGTAGTGCGCTCAACTGTCGGTGCAGTTTTTGATTCTCTTGGTAATGGCATTTATCCCTCGTAAATTTCAAAGGTTCCAAGCAGGCCGTTGAAGTACAAATCGCCGTTTTTCAACTCCCCTTCGTCAACCGCTTTGTCAAACTCTGCATCCGTCATGTACGCCTTCAATGCAGGCGCTACATTTTGATCTGCATATTCAGCAAAACCTATGAGGCTGTTATTTTCTTTCGCGTAAGTTTCCATTGCCTTTAGAATGTTAGCCCGCCGTTCAACCAGAGCCTGCATAGACTTGACCAATGCTTTGTTAGCTTCAGGCGTGTTGCCCATGTTGGCTGTGGCGCTTGAGAAAAGACGCGCCTCAAAGTCTGACGTTGCGCCCGATCCTGCCACTCTCATGCGTGGAATAATGTAGTTAAATGCCGCTGTCAGAACCTGTTGGTTGTTTAAGTCGCGGATTTGTTCGTCGTTTAGGAATCCAAGCTGCTTACCTAAATTACGAATAGGCATGGTCAGATTAGTGACTGGGCCTGTTTCTGTGCCAGCCTCAAGCAAGCGGTCTGCAATGTTGAGCCTAGTGATAAGGTCAGCCTCACTATTCACTTGCTGACGCAAATCCTTAATGGTTGCGACAGCGGCTTTCGCTTCTTCTGTTGCAAAGGTTTGTGCTTGCTCATTTGCAATGTTGATAGAAGGGGTCACTGAAACGCTTGTTCCGGCCCCCGGACGCTCAATGTAGCCTTTATCGAGTAA